GTAAAATCTTCAATGGCTTGCCTAATCTTTTGTGGCGTAGGGTCTGGCATGTTTAAACAATCCAGAACATAAATTTTTCCATCAGTCCTGTTATAGGTGATAGCCACAAATGCAGCGTTACCTGCCATAGCGGGGTCAAAGCCCACGATGGTATAGCCCTCAACTTGGTTCGGGTGTCCCGTTGCACCTGGCTTTAATGGACCACGCTTACGCATGCCATTGATAGAATCTTGCACCAGTTCAGGTGGAAAAATAGAGTCTTCAGTTACATCTTCTTGTTGATAAACAAGCGCCCATGTTGCTGGGGTTACTTCGCTTCTACGCTTAAAAAGAGTTTCGCCATCCCACTTAGGATATAACCCTTCTTCGTTAGGTGGGGTATCTTCATCCCCGTCCCAGGGTGTATCACTTGCAGGCCAAAGGGTTTCCCAATCTGCTGGCTTATCCCCATACTCAAGAACTGCTGGCATACCCATGTATGTAAAGGGTGACTTGCCTCCAGACCAATGCTTAGGGTCGCGGAGTTCTTTATAAAAATCAGATGGCGCGATACGCGTACCTACCACCAGTAACTTACCATTTTTACCAAGACGGGTAATAACTTCTTTTTGCAGCCAGTTAATCTGCTTTTCATGCTCGTGAGCGTTAGAGGTAGTTATACAGTCATCTAGGATAATTAAGTCAGCGCGGGCACCGTAAATCTGCCCACCCATACCTAGTGCCTGGATAGTAGGGTCCTTCTCACTTGAGTTTCTCGCATCACTCCCAAGATAGACTGTGTCAACTCGCCAAGTATCTGAGTCCTCTTTCCAGCCCCCTTCTGGTCCAAAAGTTGTTTGTAACTTTAGCCAGCGCGGGTGGGATAATCTCTGCTTGATTGCGTACACGAACTCGCGTGCTTTAACAAGGGTCTTCGATACCACAATAATGCGGACGTTCGGGTTGAGAGCGATGCGATAAGTTGCGTAGTTAACCGTAATGACGGTGGATTTTGCGTGCTCAGGGGGAACGTTTAAAAGCAGGCGGTTCCGATTGCCTGGTTCATAAATCATATTGGGGTGGAGCCAAGAAGGCTCGCGTCCCTCTAATAGGTCAATCCAATCCATATGATGTGGAAAGACCCGCTGGTCTAAAAACATCTCAGAGAACTGTGGGAAGGTAATATCTTCACGGGCTACGCCCATGGCTTTCAATGAACGCTCTTTAGCGTTTTCCTTTGCCTCGACAAGGGCAGTAGCAAAGGCTGGGTCTCTCAGGCACCAGATACGTACCGTATCGGGTTTCTTGCCGTTTTGCTCCATAGCCCTATGCACAGACATACCCTCAGAAACCAGCGCCAAAACTTTGGCTTTAGCCTCTGCCGCCATAGCGGTACGAGGGTTATTGGTCTTCTGAAAAGTCACGTAACTGTCCCATCTGCATATAGTACAGACCAGTTAGTAACGGATAGTAGATACAGTCTGTAACGCAAGTTCCTGAAGAACTTGCTTAGGTAGTAAAAGAAACAGCCTCTATATAGTATTAACCCGTTCAAACAGCCATTCCGAACGGTTCAAAGGCAAAAATCTTTTTACTTAATTAAAACAGTTAAATAACAGCCTAAATAGCGCACAGGGACTGTACGGGAAAATTTTTATGGGAGATACTATATATAGATTGCAACAGATTTAAACAGTCTAGGGTCAGAAATATCTGCCCCCAGTACTGACAGAACAGGTGTCTATACTGTACAGGGTGATACTGGACTGTAGTCTATCCGCTCGACCATGTCTCGCCCCCAGTTCTGTTTATAATGTAACCGCTGATGGCTGGCTAATAAATGAAACTCTATAGCCCTGGCGATGGTCAACCCCTCACCTGTCGGTACGCCAGCCGATGCTAGCGTGTCTAAAGCCACGCTGTGCATGCTGTTCGTCCAACGCAATAGCATGTCTGCACAGGCTAGCCTTTAGGGGCTAGCACTGTTTGCCATGCTTGATTGCGCCCTCCCTAAATCGCCTTTGCCTTGATGGGCCGTTGCGCGCTCTAGCGCGCAGGCTTATCGTAATCGCACTTGTCAAATTGGCAAGCCTGCCAATTGTCCACCTTGAGCGTCTGCCTATTCGGCAGACAGGTGTAGAGTGACAAGGCGATTTACGAATAGCCTGAAAGATTGGTGGCTAGCACCAACCCAAAAGAAAGGAAAGACCAATGTCTGATGAACTGACTGTCTCCAACCCATGCTACCAGTGCATGATTCAGATGGAACTATGCGTGGACTGCCAAGACCTACGCGAAACAAGGGCGACTATCTTCGCCCATGATATGGTGGACGAAGGGAGCGATATCTACAGATACGCTCCAATGTACACCAGCCTAACCAAAATCGAACCCGAACCAAGTGGGCACGAATGGGTAGGTGCAGTAACTCTAGACAATAGAGACAAAGAAAGACTGGAGTTTATAGAACCTGTCACCAACCTATCCGATAGGTTCTTTGAACTGGTCGTGGACTTAGGTCCACATGAAACCGTGTGCCAAGACTGCCACATGGTATGCAACAAGCACGCTGTATGTCCAAGTTGTAACTAACAAACCAAGCAGACCTGCTCTGAACAAGTGCAGGAGCAGGTCTGCACAACAACACTACCAACAGAAAAGGAAACAAAATGAATACAGTCACATTCAAGAACAGCGTAATCAAGAATGTTGTTGACCGCAATGGTTTCTACACAGCAACCATCAACGACTATGAACAACTACCAACAGGGCGACAGATTTGCTCTGACTCCACACGCGTAGTTATCTTCGACGAGAAGGTAATTGCAGAACTTCGAGCCCTCAACTGGCTCGATGACCAAACCGCGTACATCAACGCAGAGGGAATCGGTAACACTCGATGGGACCGTCGCCCAAACATTGACAACAAAGACCGCAAGCCAGGTCTCAAGCAGGTAGTACTAACTGCAGTAACACAAGCATAAAGACACAGGCAGGTGGGGGCTTAGGCTCTCACCTGCCTTCCCTTTTTTAGGCAGGGCCAGTAACATCAACGGACAGTAGCGAGTTCATTATCTAACCAGAAAGGTAACAAAATGTTATTAGATTCCATGACAATGTTAGCAATCTTGATAGCCTTGACTACAAGTATTGTAGTTATTACACTAGCAATCAGGCAGAACATGTTGCTAATGAAAGAGAACACAGACCTACGCCGTGCTTTAAGAACAGAAAAGCAGGCGCGAAATAACTACTACTACATAGACCCAGATGTAGCCAAGGAGGACCTATGGAAAACCAAGTAAAATATGCAGTCCATAACTGCCACCAATGTGGCATGGATATTTTAGTAGATGTAAATAGAACCAGCCCACGAAACTACTGCAGCCCATGTGCGTGGGCAAAGTTAGGAAAAACAAACTATGTCGTACACAGTAAATGAAATAGCGGACTTAACCGAGTCAATGGACAAAGCAATCCTGTCCCTTAAAGCAGCCAACGCCATACTCGAAGAGATGATGGCGACTGGACGAATCTATGTGGAGGAAGAATGAGTTACGAACCACCACTCGAAGATGACATAGCACTAGACAAAGATGTAGAAGAAGAAGAAGATACAGGAGAACCAGACAGGATGTGGGGAGATGAATGATGATGCAAGATGCAGTCAATGTGGCACATTATGCGATGTCTGCAACTCAGAAGATGACGATGAATGACATATCAATCCTCCCTCTCACACCATTACAGTCCTGGATATTCCTAATTACAGTTTTCTATATCCTCTACAGATGGGTTGTTAGATGAAGAAACTATTCGCCTTGCTTACAGCATGGTATCTAGTGTTCTGGTCACTGCTACCAGGGCACATGCCAGCACCACATGCAAAACCACACACAGAACCCAAGCCTACAGAGATGAGCGAGTTTCATTGGACTCCTCGCGCTCTGAAACTATATGCAAAACAGTTTATGCGAATAGCATACCCAGATTGGAACTTGTCTGAGCATCGAGCGTTAATGAAACTTTGGGGTAAGGAATCAGGTTGGAATCACAAAGCGCAGAACCCTACTAGTTCTGCCTTTGGTGTACCACAATTATTAAAACTTGACCCAGAAACGCCAGCCCCGCTACAGATTGAGCGGGGGCTGGCCTATATAAAACATCGCTACGAAAAACCATCAGTTGCTTGGTCGCATTGGCGAGCAAACAATTGGTACTAACCAACAAACTAAGGAGAAAGAAATGACAGTAACACTAGAAGAAGTGCAGAACTACTACGCTATTCTCTTAGATGAGAATGGTAAAGAAGAACAGTTACTAACACAACGTAAGCGTTTAACAAATGCAATTTATTCACAGGTTGATTCAGGTGATGAGCCAGACTCAGACCACATTGCAGAGATAGCAGCAGCAATACAAAAAGACATTCAGTTGCGTGACTTTATGTTAGGTCTAGCATCAGAGCGCCCAATGGAAACAGTTAACAAGTATCTCGGATACTTTATTAACTCAGTGCCAAATGATTTTATTGCACCAGTTGCAAGTATCCTTGCCAGCAACATCTACTCAACAGAAAATGCTGATGAGGCTAAGGTTCTTCTTGCTAAAGCATTACAGAATAATCCTAGTTACTCACTAGCAAATTTGCTTAACAGAGTGTTTACTTCAGGCTGGCCTGCAGGTGCGTTCGTTGCCATGACTCACGAGATACACCCAAAGGTTAAAGAAGGAATGGGTATCTAATCATGGGATTGGATATGTATCTCTATGCCCGTAAAAGTATTTCATCTATTGAGTGGGAACCAGAGACACACAATAAGAAAATGAACGCTGACTTCACAATTTTAGCATCTCTTGTTGGAGCAACAGATTGGGTATACAACCCAGAAGACTTAGCCTTTGCATCTGTATCTATCCAAGTTGGATACTGGCGCAAGGTTAATGCTATTCATAACTGGTTCATTCAAGAACTAGCAGATGGAGAAGATAACTGTCAGCCAATTTATGTACCTCGTAGTTCTTTAATTGATTTAAAGATTACATGCGAACAGGTATTGGCAGACCACAGTAAAGCAGATACATTACTGCCAACAGGCTCTGGCTTCTTCTTTGGTAGCACAGAGTATGACGAATGGTATTTTCATGGTATTGAAAACACCGTGAAGATAGTAAGTAAACTCATTGAAGATGTACCCGAAGGATGGGCCTTCGAGTATCAGGCTTCATGGTAAAGAAAGGGACACATGACTACAGCAGATGTAGTAGAAAAGAAAAACCGTTCAGCCTGGATTAAAGCAGGCGTAGCGGTAGAAGCAACTAGCGCAGCACAGGTAGCCGAACAAGCAGGACTTAACTGGACTGTTGGATTATCTGAGATGCACACCTCTGACTTCTTGCATGTACCTAAGAAGCAAGCAGTCGTAAAGAAAGCAGATGGAAAAGAATCAGTCATTGGTGTAGTGGGTAGCAAGTACAAAGTCTTTCAAAACTCTGAAGTCTTTGGCTCACTAGATGGATTAATTGACTCAGGAGAGGCTCGCTATGCAGCAGCAGGTGAGTACGATGATGGGGCAAAGGTATGGATGCTCATGTCATTACCAAAAGAAATGGAAATCCAAGGTGACCCACACGCTGCTTTCTTGTTAGCCAAGACCAGTCATGATGGTTCATCATCAGTAGTAGTTCGTCCTATCATTGAGCGATTGTTTTGTGCCAATCAAATCAATCGTATTTTTAGAGCCAAGAACAAAGCACATACATATACACTGCGTCATACACAAAATGCAGTTCTATCAGTATCTGATATGCGAAACCTTCTTGACCTAACCTACACCAGCATTGATGAGTATAGCAATCTTGCTAACTATCTAATGCAGCGTGAAGCAGACATCAATAAAGCAACAGCGTATTTCAAAAAGGTATGGACTTTACCTACCAAGATTGAGAACGCACCGCTACACTTACTCAGCAAGGGTGAGAAAAACGCTAAGTCCCGTGCTCTCAATGCACGACAGAAAGCGTTTGCTATCTACTCAGATAGTCCAACACAAGAAAACATTCGCGGAACAGAGTTTGGTTTATGGCAAGCAGTTGTAGAATATGCTGACCATTACTCTCAGAAAGATGCTAGTATTGCTACCCTTGCAGGGCGCAATGACGGTATCAAACTACGAGCATTAGAACTAGTCGGAATCTAAGGAGAATGATGTACTTAAACCCAATAACAGTAGACTCAGTAACCTACAACTTCACAGAAGAATCACTTAAAGAACTAATCAAGAGTGAAACCTCAACTAAATTGAGACTAGAATCAGTCTCACTTGAAGCACAAGAAGCATATAGAAAGATTGCAACTTTGCGTGGCAAAGTGTATGATTTCTTTTCAGAAGCATTTGATGATGGTTCAGATGAAGCAACAGTTAATCGTGACGATGTTAACGAATTGCTTGAATCAATCGGTTCAGATGTACTTACTACAACCTGGTCAGCAACTGTAGAGATTACAGTTACTGTTACTGGTATCAAGGCTACCTCCCCTGAGGAAGTTGAAGATATCATTACGGACAACATCGAAGTCAGCGGCTACGACTTAGAGTTGC